CGGTTCGTCCCGGAAAGAAATTTCAAGGAATCCACTTTGGGCATGTGTCCTTAGAATCTTGTTTAGTTTAGCGAACTTGTCCCGCATTTGGGCGCTGGTGTCCGCTTTAAGTTGGTATTTAATTTCCAGGGTGCGTTCTTCGTCAGAAAAATCGTCCACCCAAACACCACGGCGCCCTGAAACATTCGTCGTTGAAACATTCCGGCCCAATAGGCCACGGCCTGAAACTGTTAAATGACGGTACCCCTCAATTAAATTATTAAGGGGCTGACCGTTAATAATTAGATTGTCGCTAGGCTCTAAAGCTGTAACGGCTTGATCTAATTTTTTCAGATTAGCGTAATTATACATACTTTTTTTACCTCCTAGTAACTATCTAAAATTAATTCCATTTCTTGTTCTCTTGTGATGTCATTTGTAAACGCTCGGTAGGTTGTGCTTCCAAGTTTCAAGGTAATATCTGCCGGCTGTTGGTTCACTGTCAAAATTCCACCGTCAAAATTAACGTTTGGATCATAAGCGGTAAGGCTTCCTAGCGCTCCATCCACGGAACTTAATTCATCTTGGAATGTCCCTGATAGGTCCTTGTCAGTAAAAGCATTAATAGCGCCTTGCGCCATGTTTCCTACTGACTTCGCTACCTGTTCGGCCTTGCTGTTTACACCAATAATAAAACCTTGGTCAGTATATACCCCGAATTGACGGAATACACGGGAAGGTGATTTAATGTGTAGCAAGCCTTTGGCCCAATCAATAGCGCCTTTAATAGCTCCACCTACCGCGTCAATAAGCTTTCCGGCAAATCCGGTTACACCTTTTACAAAACCTAGAATCAAATCTTTACCGACGTTAATCGCTCCACTAATAAAGTTTTTAGCGCCATTTACAGCGTTTGTAAAGGCTGTTTTGACTGCTGAAACCAAACGGGAACCGGCGCTAGTAACCGTACTTACTACGGTATTCCAGCCGTTTGAAATGGTACTTCCAATATTAGACATGAAACTACTAATAGATGAAGTGATACCACTCCACGCGCTAGAAATCGCGCTTCCTATGCTATTCATCACACCAGAAATAAATGAACTTATACTATTCCATACACTTGAAAAAATATTAGAAATAGTGTTTAAGGTATTAGAGAAGAAAGATTTAATACCTTCCCAAACCGTTGTAGCCACATTCTTGATTGTTTCCCAAAGGGTTTTTAAAATATTTACAATCATATCCCAAATAGCTTTAGTTTGTTCACTGACAATATTCCAAGCATTAACAATCGCTTGTTTAATCATGTCAAAGTTACCCGTAACAAGTCCTACGATTGTCAGCAAGATCCCAGCAAATACGGCCTTAATAGCTTCCCAGATATGGCCCCAAAATTCTGAAATTGTATTTAACACCGTTTGAATTACGTTCCAAATATTAGTAATGATAGTTGACACTGTTTCATAAATAGCTGTCCAGATTGTTCCGAAAGTACTCGAAATAGCGTTCCAAACGGTATTCCAAATATTTGAAATAGTTGTCAAAACGTTGTTAATAAAATCCCCGATGGCTTGCATTGAAGTAGTAACCAGGTTTGAAATAAACTCCCAAACCGGACCTATTACGGTCCAAAGGGTATTCCAAATTACTGTCCAAACTTCCTTCAATAATTCAAGCCCGGCTTGAATTACTTGTGTAAGCCCCTGAATTGCATTGCTGACACCGGTTTTAATACCTTCCCAAATACTCATAGCGATAGACTTGACGGTTTCCCACGCCCCGGACCAATCGCCATTGATAATTTGCATTACTAGCTTGATAATTCCAAGAATTACATTCAAACCGGTTTCAACTACGTTTTTAATAGCGTTCCAAGCCGTTGTTACTATTGGAACTATTGCGTTCCAACCCGCTTCGATAACCGGCGCTATTGCATTTACAATCGTCTCTACTACCGACTTGATAGCGTTCCATACGGTTTTAGCCGTTTGAAGGATAAGTTGGTGATTTTCGTTCCACCAAGAAATAAGCGTTCCAAAGATCTGTTTAACAAAATTCACTACTTCATTGATAGCGCTCGAAACAGCTTTAGAAACAGCTTGAAAGGCTGAATTAACCTTATTTCTAAATTCCTCGCTAGATTTATACAAGCCTACCAAACCGGCCACGAATAGCGCGATAACACCAATTACAGCCCAAACCGGCGCGGAAATAGCACCTATGGCGCTACCGATTGAACCAAACACGCCTGAAATAGCTGTACCCCCAGCCGTTGCACTTTGAAAACCTGTGATCAAGGCTGAAATGGCGCCTGAAACCTTACTAACTACCCCTACAATAGTCCCTACTACTTTTGTAACCGTTCCTACTATTGTCAGAATAGGCCCGATTGCTACGGTGAAGGCTCCCACCCATTTTTGAAGTGGTGATAATGGCAAGTTATCCCAAATTGTGCCTAGAACACGGACAATATTATTCTTGAAAGTGATAATTGTATCTTTTAGGTTTTGCATTAAGCCCTTGATATCAGCGTTTTTCTGACCAAGGCCGGCTACAAGGTTTTGTGCTGAAGCTTTCATAGCTTCAAAGGATCCGGACACTGTTTCACTTGCTTCTTTAGCTGTGGTTCCGGTTACTCCTAGGCGCTCTTGTGTAACGTGGATAGCTTGAATTAACTTGTCAAACGGAATGTCTTTCACGTTTTTAGCCGTAGCCTTGAAGCTATCACCCATTACGCCGGATTCATTAACCAGACGGGCCATTTCTTCCTGTGTACCACCATAACCAAGTTTCAGGTTATCTAACATGGTATAGTTGTCTTTGGCAAAACCTTGATAAGCGTTTTGAATTGACGCTATATCAGTACCGAACTTGTTCGCATTATCCGCCATGTCCACGATAGCCATATCTGCATATTTTGAAGCCTGGACGGTATCACCGCCCAAACCTTGTAACAGACTAGCAGAAAAGGAAGTAACTTGTTCCATGTATTTCACGCCTGAAATACCAGCCCGCTTATATGCTGTTTCTGAGTTTTTGATAACAGTTCCGGCGGAATCCTTGAACATGGTTTCAACACCACCTACGGCCTGTTCCAAGTTTGCAAAGGACTTGATAACCCCACCGATAGCACCAACCACCGGCAAAGTGAAACCAGCTGTCATGCCGGCCCCTACTTTCATCATGGAATCACCAATTCCATGAAGGGAACCGCTTAGCTTTTCAAGGCTTGAACCAGTCTGATTTTTTAGACTTTGTAGAGAAGATTGAGCTTCTTTCAAACCGCTTTTGAAGTCTGAAACATTCGCTTTTAATATGGCCGTAACGTCAAAATCTGCTCCCATTAATTACCTCCTTTCTCTCTCATTTGATTGATCAACCTATTTCTTTCAGCCATATCCATTTTTCTATTCGATACAGTCGTTTCATTAGGTTTGTTTTTTTGGAAAATCCTGTCAAATTCTTCTTTGTGGTTATAAAATTCTTCAAAATTTCTAAACGCCGGACGGGCTGACTTGCCCCGGCCTTTTTGTGCTTTAACCGACTGATTAAACCAAGCTTGGATAGCAGAGTTTAAACGCTTATCCTCTTGCTGGATCGCGTAAGCCATATTATAAATTTCAAATTCTTCCAAAGTTGTCCGCATTGCTTCCTTAAAAGTCATTCCATGACGGGCAATAAGTAACGCTAGCGCTTCATCATAGCCAAAATTAGAACTTGATTCTTGCTGTTGCCCTACTCTACTAGGTTCATTGCCTTTTTGAGTAGGGGTGACGCTTTTAACTCCTTCATGATTTCCTCAATGGTCTGATCATACTTTTCTTCAATGATTAGATCTTCAAGGAATTTTTCAATAGCTTCATTTGACGGCTTTTGCGCTTCCGTAACTGTTCCAGCCTTGATTAAGTCGATAAATGCCAAAGGATCGTTTAACGATTGCCCAGCGTTGAACATAGTCATAGCGCCATAACCGGTTTTCATTCCGTCAAACTCAACCGAATGAAGTTTATTCATTTCACGTAAAAATCCAATTCCGAAGCGCAAAGTATAGTCTTTTCCACCAATATTTAAAATCATGTTGTTATTTCTCCTTCAAAAAAAAATTAAAAAAATAAGGGGCTTAAATAAGCCCCTGAAAAATTAAGCTGGTAACCCGGTACCTTCGCCCTCTTTAGCCAAAGTATGGTATTCATACTGCGCCTTATTAATAGCGGATTTTTGGCTTTCTGTGAGTGTATCTGTACTGATAACCCCGTTGCCATCAATCGCCATTTCATAAGTAAGTTCCACCTTATCATCTGCCGGCGCGGAAATTTCAAAGTTTTTGAAAAATCCTTGGTAGTATTCCACGTCGTATTTTTCCTTCCCGCCTTCTTCACGCTTGCTTGCTAGGTCTACAATCCAAACTTCAATCTTGTCAGTATTGCGGAACCATTGGCGCATTTCCTTCCACATATTAACCGTGTCTTTATCTTCACGGTAAGCTAGGGAAGTAAATTCCCCTGAAGTTTCGCCATCAGAAACAGAGTTCACAACTCCATCCTTGGTTTTAGTGGTTTCTACTTCTTTTTCAGCGTTCAAAGTTAATTCCGTTTGAAATCTTACTTTCCCGGCGTCTTGTTTCTTTTGATCTTTGACGCGTCGGAAAAACGCAATATAGTCTTTTCCTTGCATTAATTCTGCCATTAGTTATTTTTCTCCTTCTTTGTATAGGTAAAAGAAAAGTCCAGGACCACATGAAGCAATGGCTGGACGTCTGTATTATCTGGTATGATCTGTTTATTAGTATTAGTGTGCTGTAAGTGATATTCCCACTTACCGGAAATATTCTTAACAAGCGTTTCTAAATAGGCTGAAATATCGTCCAAATAGGCCCGCTGTTCCCTTGTAGTGTAAATGTGGACCGTTTGGCCCACTGTTCCCCAAAGGTCATTATTTGGGCTTTCTAGGGCATTATTTTCACCAATATAAATAAAGGGGTATTGTGTCCCAGCGTCGGGCAAAAAGTCAAAGGTTTGGGCCTTTGCTTCCGCCATCTGATAAATCAATCTGAATAATTCATGGTTTGGCGTCATTTAAAAACCCCCTTCATTACGTTTGTCATATCCTCTTGAAAAAGCGGTTGGACTTCTTGGATCATTGGACGCATGAAAGGCGTCCCCGGTTGAAAACGGGTCCCATATTCCTGATAACCGGCATAACCGGCTTCAGCGTGTATGTGTGCTTCCATGCCCTGGTAAGTCGTTGTTATGTGATTCTTTAGAAAGCTTGTATCTACCGGCGCTTTTCTCTTTGCTACTGCCTTGCCACGTTCGCCATTGTTTTTTAAGACTTCTAAAGATTGTTTAACAGCGTTCGGGTGAGCGTTTGAAATCGTCATAGTCAATTTTTCCAAGCCGTGCCATTTAACCTTAACGCCCAAAAGGGCCTACTTTCTTCAACCGTACAGCCCCTTTAATGGGTGCGTCGATTGCTTCGATAGGTTCATAGGTATCACGGTTAAAAACGGCCTGTGTAAACGGTGCTTGTTCTTTTTGAAACCTACAAATAATCACTGTATCTGTCCGGTTACCGTAGTTTTCAAACACTTTAGACTGACTGACTCTATTCACCAAACAAGGGACCGTAACGGTTTTTCTTGCTTGTGTTTCATAACTATCCGTTTCCGGATTGTATTTCTTACGCCCCCCACAAATTAGGGTGATTCGGTGTGGTGTTTTCATAGGAAAAACACCTTTCCGCGCTCCCGTTGTGTACCGTCTAGGCCAAAATCTTTGTTAAGAATAGCCATATACGGTTTAAATAGGTTATCCCACTCCTGATAAGTCACGGAATAGCCGTCAACCGTTTCAGACGTCACACCCTCCGAACCTTTCCGCCCGTATAGCTTATACACCACATTTTCAATCATGAAATTATACTTACTAGCAATTTCCGCCGTGCCTGTCAGGCCTTTGAAATAACTTTCAGCATCTTCCACTAAATCAGTCAACAAATCATTTTCTAAATTGTCAGTCGGATCAATACCCAACCGACGTTTAATTTTTGCAAGTTGGGTGCCTTCCATCCATCTATTCCCCTTCGATAACTTGGGCAAGTGCTACTAAATCCGCTTTTTTGGCGTCTGCTTCATATTCTACGCCTGCTTTGTCTAGTAGTTCTTTCAATTCTGCCACTTTCAATTTTTCAAGTGGTTTTTCTTCAGCTTCTTCAGCCGGTGCCACTTCTTCGGCTGGTGCTGGTGCTGGTGCTTCTTCACCTTTGGCACTCAATACACCCTTACCGATCAATTCATCAATTCGGTCTTTTGAAACTTCAAAACCTTTACGGGGGAAAATGTCCCCTTCTTCGTAAAAGCGGTTATTATCCTTGGTGTCGATAATATTGCGGGTTACAATATAGGTCATTGGTTACTCCTTTCTAATTGATTAGATGTTTTCAGCGCTAGCGGTCAATTTAGCGAACGCGTTCGCTTTAGTAACCATTACAGCAATATCCATAGTTACGCGAACCGCTACCATTTCTTGTTCAAACAAGTTGATAGGTGTTCCGTCTGAATTTTTCATGGTAGAAATTTGGCCTTCTTCCGAAATCTTGAAGTTAATGTTGTAAGGTACACCATAGATAAGACTGTTAAAGTCACCGGCCAAAAGGTCGCCTTTCTTGAATTGTTTAGATTTAAGATCCACGGTAGTAATACCATCAATGGTATTGTTTGCCTTGTCGTAAATTGTTTTCTTGTCACCGTCGCGAGACTCACGCAAAGCAGAGCGGTTTTGGATCTTAGAAACAAAGGCATTAGGGTTGATATCAGCTTCATAAAGTTTATCTTCCAATTTGAGAAGGTTTTCATAGTTGATAGGACCAACTACAACTTGGCTTGAATCTTTAGCAGATTTTGCTACTGAGTTCGCGAATGGCGTTTCATGCCCCAAAAGTCCAGCTTCATCAATTTTTGTATGGAAAGCTTCCACAATTTGTAGTTTCATATCTTCAAAGAATTTTTCCCATGTATAGTTAAGAGCTTCACGGGAAGCAACCAAGATAATACCCAATTTGTGGGCCTTCAAAGTAACAGGCACCACTTCAGGTTTGTCAGTCTTGATTTTTTCGGTTTCGTTTACCCAGTAAGCAGATACGCCATCTGTTTGGACGTAAACAGTTTTTTCTTGCAAACCGTCCATTTCGTGGTATTGTCCAAGTTGCATTACTACGGAATTTTCTGCTACGTCCTTCATGATGATGTCGGTCATTTTTTTAGTAAAAGTTCCATCTTTCTTTTCTGAAACCAATACTTTTTCAGGGTTAAAAGTTTGTACTGTCATATTTTAAATTTCTCCTTTAAGGTGTTTATTTAATGATTCGGGAATTTCGGAAAATATCCCCTTTGTTTGACTTTTCGGACCCGCTAAAATCTGATGAAACCTTAGGCGGTTCCGATTGTGAGTATTCAGCCTTGATCTCGCTGATAATGCTTTCAAGGTCTGAAATAGCTTGCAAAGTACCTTCAGCGGTATCTTTAACAACAAAAGAAATCACTTTATCATTAACCGGGAGTTTCCGGCTAGAAAGTGTTTTAATAGCTTCATCTGTCAATTCTCGCTTGGTTTGTTCTTTCTCTAAGCCTGCGATCTTATCAAGTAAAGCTTGTTTTTCTGCTTCAGCTTCCTTACGTCGGTACTCTTCTAACTCTTTCCCGGTAAGTTCGCTTTCTGCCTTGTATTTTTCCAAGGCTTTAGAAATTGCTTCCGCTGTATCTTTGGAATGTTTTTCTTCCAAGGATTTCAAACGGCGTTGCATTTCGGCCACCGATACCATTTTTTCCGGTTCCTGTGTCGGATTGCTAGCCTGTTCCTCAACTGTTTCCGGTGATTGTGGTTCAATCGCCTGTGTGCTTTGATCTTCTGCCATTATTAGGCTCCTTTCTTTACGCTTTTACGGGCAACCCCCCCGAACTCATGCAACTTTTAACGTCATTTAGCACGGTTTGGACAATAAAAAAAGAAGGTGAAATTTTAAATTTCATCTTCTTTGTTAAGTTTCAATAACCATAGTTGAACAAGCAGAAAGGGAAATATTTTTTATTTCTAGTTCACAATTTAAAAAATCTACCGGATAATCACCATCCAGCCATTTTTCATCTTGTTTGACGTTGAAATAAGTTCCTTCTTCCACAAGTTCAGCAAGTTCTTTTACTTTCATTATTCGCCCTCTTTGTTTAATTTAAAATCGTTTAAAGTGCTTCTACCGTCTTTGTACTTTAGTTCAATATGTCCATAGCCCGAACACCTACAGTTAGGGTGCATAGGGTACATATTCACGCCTTTTTCCAGTTCATCAACCGGAAAGGCCTTCCCGTCCAAGGGGGCGCATATTTCGCACGCCCCAGGTTCGGCCACAAAAATAAAATGTGTAAACTCATTGGCCACTAACATTTCTTTTTGTGTGTCCGAATTGATTCGGGCTATTTCGGTTTTAATCAACCTTTCTGCATTTGATTGGCTGGTCCCGTATTTCTTAGCAAGTCTTTTCCGTTCTTCCTTATAACCCATCATATCCGTATAGATACGATTTAAAGAAGCGAAAACGTCTTTTTGTAAGGTTTGTTGTAAACCTGTCTTACCCCAAACCCTGTTAGAAAATGATTCACCGTAGAAATCAGCGTCTAAAATCGCTTCTAGGCGCTTTTTAACTCCTGTGGACGAATTACCCAAAATCCCCGCTTGGCGTTTAAATTCGCTTAGTATTTCGCTTCTACGGGCATTATCAAACATTTCATAGGTTTCCGCTGTCAGGTTTTGAATTTCCAAGTCTAATTCAGCCTTTAAGAGTTCCAAACGGCTTACTTTCATCTTTAAGTTGTAAGTTCTTAACCATTGATTGGTACCAGGACTGAAATCTTTTTCTTTTACAGCTTTATAAGCCTTACGATTAAACTTAGTAACGTCCATTTGGTCAGCCCGTTTCATGGCTTCCTGTTTGGTCAAGCCCTCACGCCCCGCATAGTTGATATAAAAGCGATCTATTTGAGCCTGTAAGCGGTCATAAGATTCCTGATAGATTTCTACCAGGATCCTTTCACGGTCTAAATCCCGCTTCATTAAAGCGGTTTGGGCCTTGCGTTCGGCGTTATACTTCTGATTGTCCGCTATTTTCAGATTCATCCGCTTCACCTACTCTTTTCGCTCTTTCAAAATCGCTTGCGCCTTCTTCTTTCTTGATCCGGTCTGTTTCCGTTTCAAAATCTGTAAAACTTGCATTATTGAGAAGGGTTTCCTGTGATACTTCTCCACCCGCTTCAATATAAGCCTTGATTTCCGTCCAAACATCTTGCGGAATGTTAGGATGGAAAGTAAATGTCAGCTTGTTCGCTTCGATTACCGGACCATTTACAGCCTTATGAATGTTACTGATCAATTCATACCGGCGACGCAATGCCTTAGTAAAGTATGTTTCTTTGTCTTTGCGGACTTGCTCCAGACCAATCATCTTATAAAGTAAGGCTATTCCTGATTGTGTGGAATTGAAATGATCATCTTCAAGGTTTGGAATACGACTGAAGCGGTGAATATCATTCGCTAAACGGTTTTTATAAGCTTCCGTACCTTGTACGTCGTATTGCTTGTAAATATAACCGGCGTCCGCCGTTGTTTGTTGACCCGTCGCGCTGATTCCGGTTTGAAGTAGTAGCGTGTTTGCGTCCTTCATCTTGGCCACGTTGTCAGCCGTTGCCCCGATAGCGTCCAAATCGCCCTTAATTAATAACATAGCGTCATTGAGATCACTCATATAGTTCGCTGTGTCCGATTCGCTAGCGTCGTAAGCGTCAATTAGGGAGATTTCACTTTCATAATCACCCATTCTATAGCGGTTATTCCACCATTCAACAACCGGAATGTCATTATAATTGTGTTTAGTTGCTTCATCCAGGATAAGGCGCGGGCTGTAATAAGTAAATGGTTTATACTTAATCACTTGATCCTTAGTATAAACCGTCATGTTGACCCGGTCATTATAGATTGGAAGATGGACCGCACAAATAATATTTTGTTCCACGGTCAAATCTCGGACCACAAACATTTCAAGGGGACTAATCAAAACCACCCGGTCCATATTATCCCGATCACGGAAATGATACTCATAAGCACGGCCAAAGACGGAAGCATCAAAGGCCAAATCACTATTTAAGGCGTTAATATCATTATTCCATTCAATTTCCTTGATTGATTGTAACTGGTCCTTATTTCCGCCTTCCATGATTCCTACGGTAACAGGGTTACCGATAACATAGGAAGTAGCAAAACTGGAAATATAACCACCCCAGCGGTGTCTTACTCGGTAATCTGCCTTCTCTTTGTCCATCCGGCGTTTACCGCTCAAAATGCTGTAATTGTTACCTTTGGCGTAAGAATCTAAAATCCGTAGGCGTTGCTTTTGATATTCAAAAAAGGCTGTTAGCATTTCCCGAAAGGCTTTATTACCTTTCGACGTGTCTAGCAATTCTTCAGCGGAAGAATATCTAAATTGTTCGTTAGCTAACCTACTAAATTGTAAGCTATCGTTACGGGTTGAAACTTCAATATCCAAACCGTGTTCAAATTCATTAACATGATCCATTTTCTACCTACCTTCTAAACAAACGATTAACTTTGGAAATCGTCTTATTAACATCCAACTCTTTTTTCTTTTGGAAAATTCGATCTTGAACCGCATATCGTACAGCGTCTAAACAGTGGTTATAACTATCTACCGGTTCATTTATATATTCATTAGTTGCCCGGTCTTTCTTCCAGGTGTAATTCTCTAATTCCTCAATGGTCTTTACGCATCTTTCATCCACGATAATTTCATACTGTAGTATGTATTGGATTCCTTGCATGACTGACCCAGGGCCTTTTATAACATCAATTACCCGTGGAATGTCTAGGTTCCTTAATTCCTGATTAGATTTCTTTTCAGCGCTATCAGCCCTAATAATCTCTTTAGCATATCCAAGGGCTTTAATTGCTTCCGCGATCTTGTCATTAGTCAGGCCCTTTCTTACATATTCTTCCACGATATACAAGCGCCTATTTTCATCATCAATTTTAATGTGCATAAAGGCGCTAGGGTCGTTTATGAAACCATAGTCAAGGCCGAAATAAGACGGGAATTGTTTTAATTCTTCCTTGTTTAAGAGTTGCTTTTTATACTTAGGAAATACAAGCTTGTCCAAGGTCGCAAACTCTCCCAGCGCGTAAATCTTGTAATAGGCTTCATTTCTGTTAGCTAGTTCCTCAATATTTTCCTTTGTGACTTCATCTAAAAACCTGTTGTCTTTATAAGTCGTTTGATAGATAACCGTGTTTTTAGGCTTCTTCACAAAGAAGGCGTTATAAACCCAATTCACTTTAGACACCGGGTTAAACATCAAATAGATCTGTTTATTATGGTGTTTCTTGTCCCGTAGCCGTAGGGTTAATTGTGTATAATCGTCTAGCGTAAACTCTGAAGCTTCCTCCATTACTACGTCGGAAATGCCTTTAATAGACTTAATTTTTTCCGGATTGTCTAACCCTTTAAAAATAAATTGGGCGCCGTTTGGTAACTCGATACGGTAAGCAGAATTATTAACCTTGCATGAACCAAGTAGGCCCCACGTTTCCAAGCATTGCTTGACGTCTTCAAAGATAGAATCGTAAACGCTGGATCCAACTTTACGCAAAAAAAGAACCTTCCTTGGGTGCTTCCAAGGTTGAAGGCTCTTAAATACTATCTTTTGAATTACTCCATGACTTTTCCCGGATGAAGCACCGCCGTAGTGTATTTCTGTGAAAGTGTCATAGTCGGTTAAGTGGTCGTATATATGTTTATTGAAAACACGGCTGGGGTTTTTGATTTTTATTTTAATCTGTGGTTTCTTCATCATCCCAGCTTCCCAGCTCAATTTCTACCACCCGTTGAGTGATCTCTTGCCTATCCACAAATAAGCCGTAACGCTTACCAAGGTCAACCGCTGAAGCCCGCCTAGTTGCTACTGATGGTTTTGCTTCGATAACTCTTTGATACCCTTCACCATCTAGGACCAAAAGCGGTTCAGTGACTTCACCACGCATAACAGAAGTAAGAAATTCTAGCACCTCTTGTTGATCCGCGACGCGTTCAGATTTTAGTTTTTCAAGCTGTTCATCTATATAGGCTTTTACCTTATCATTTGATAGCAACCGGCTTCCATTTGCTTGCGCTGATCTTTCATTTTTAGTCTTTGGATAAGCCTTAAAATAAGCTTCCGTAGCATTTAATGAAATGATATAATGATCTGCAAAAATCTTTTGCCTTTCCGTCATTCCCAAAATCTTTTGGCTCCTTTCTGGTAAAAATAAAACAAAAAAAGGATAAAACGCCGTTGTTTTATCCCTATTACTTGATACTAACATTTTATCACATTGACGCAATCGTGCTCTTAAAGTGTCATTAATTAAAATGCTACTTATACCGACAATTATCAAACATTATCACCATTAATAATTTTATCAAGTTCATCAATCGCGGACCGTTTCAAGCGGTAATAAGTCGGTATTGAAATACCATCTAAATCATTACAAATATCTAGGACGTGTTTTTTAACAATATAAGTCAACCTTAATACAGTCCTTTGTTTAGGGTCTTTTAATTTATTGATCATTCTACCAAGTTCTAGTTTTCTGTCAATAATTTCGGCCGTGTCTTGTTCTATAGCTTCCTTCATAACAATCAACTGTGTATAGATATCATCAACCTTCCGGCCCTTACCCCCTGAAACTTTATCCGCCTGAAATTTAGGGCTTGATAGTAGCCCGGCTTCTAACTCATTGATTTCATCCATCCGGCTTTTTATGTCAATGTCTAATTTTTGCAATTCATCAAGTAATTCCTGTGCCTTACTAACCAATTCCCCTGAACCCCTTTTTGTTATAAATAATGTTATAATATAGTTACTCCTATATTTTATTTTTCATGATTTACAAAAGAAGTCGGTTTTAATACAGTTCGCCGACTTTTTTTTATTTTAGGGCGCGTGTATCAAACGCCCTTTTTTAGATTTATTGCATTTAGAAGAGATTCTCCTTTCTTTTTTATTTTTTTTCGATACACTTATCACTTACAAGCTTTTGAAGGCTTGCAAGCGTTACTCACTAATTCCCAATATCTTTCAAGTATTCAGGTATAGGATCCCCTACTTTCAGGCTGTCATATTGTTCCTTAGTTACTAAGAAGTTCCCATACCCGCTTATGGTCACCGTATAACGCCCCTCAATGACGTTTTTAGCGCTTATTTTCCCGGCTTGGTCAATTATACCCCCGGCATTATCAACCTTGTAAATGATCGTTTTAGGCTGGTTTTCAAGCCTTTTAATTTCCTTTCTTTGTTCGATAACTTCCCAATTAAGCATTACAATTTGAAAGATCGCAAGGAAAGCAAGGAAGAAAATAAATCCTTCTTTTTTATTCATCCTTCCCCTTTCTGTTAGCCCGAAAGGCCACGATACAAGCCCACGATAGGCCCAGCACCCACACAAGAATAAATAACAAATATAAGAAGTTATGCAGATCCATCTTGAATTCCCCCGCTGTCTAGTTTTGTCAAAAGGCTGTAAAGTTGTTTCATTTTGTGAATACTTACAAAATTACCGTTATAATAAAGCTGGTTGAAATCAAATACTTCACCATTCATAAGAAACACTTTAAATTTAGGTTTAATCTTGTCACCTAATTCAAAGATAGATTCAATATTATTAGTATTGATAATCTTACTATTTCCGGTCTGGCCATTTATTGAATATCTCATTAATGCAAGCGCCATCTATTCCACCTCCTAATCTATACAAACCAACCGCCGGGCTTTATCCTGGTTTGTCCTTTTTTTATAAGCCGGCGTACCGTAAAAACTTATTGTTTCTACTTTTACATTCAAGAGTTCAGCAAATTCTTTTTTCGTTCCGATTCCTAAAAATTTTTCCCCTCTGTATAGGGCATAGGCTTTTTCTCTATTCATCAGCTATTTCCTCAACTTCATAAAATTCAACCTTTGCAAAGTTCTTAGGATTTATAGTGATAAGTGCTTCATTAGGTTCAATTTGATGCAATTTGATAAACTGCTCATGTCCAAAATTTAGATTTTCTAACGAATGTTCAAAATAAACATGATCCTCTTTTACTGTTATTTCTTCTTCAAAATAAGGATTTTTCAATATTAGTTTACCCATTTATTCCACCTCCTCAAAATAACTATGAAATTTACTTAGGTTCACAATAGCGACCTCTTCAACGGAATGTTGTTCAATATCAA